ATGCCCCTGCTGACCCTTGAGCAGTGCCGCGCGCACTGCCGTATCGACGGCGACTTTGACGACACCATCCTGGGTGACCTGCTGGCAGCAGCCAGCGACGCGGCCGCAGCCTACCTGGGCCGCGAACTGTACGCCGACCAGACCGGGCTGGACCAGGCACTGGACCAGCTGCCGCAGGACATGGCGGCGGCGGTGACCGGGCATGAAGCCGCGGTTGCCGCCGCCAATGCCGAGACCAATGCGGCCAAGGCCAAGGCCATGCGGGATGTGGCCGATCGCCGCCTGGCCGTGGCGACCGCGCGCAGTGCACGCCTGCTGCTGGGCATGCCCGCCAACGACAGCATCCGTGCAGCGGTGCGCCTGCTGCTGGGCCACCTGTACGCCCACCGCGAAGCCGTGGTTGTCTCTGCGCAGATGCTTGACGACCACGCAGGTACTGCCGCCATTGCAATGGAGCTGCCGTTCGGCGTGGCCGCACTGCTCGATCCGTACCGACCGGCCGCAACGCCATGAACGCCGGCCACTTCAATCGCCGCATCCGCATCGAGCGCCAGAACGGCCAGCTCGATGCCTGGGGGCAGCCGCTGGACGCGTGGCAGCCGGTGGCCGAACTGTGGGCCGCCATCACCGCCGATGCAGCCGACAGCATGCAGCGGCTGACGCTGGAAAGCCGCCTGCCGGCAACGATCCGGCGCCAGCGGTTCCATGTCCGTCTGGGGTCCGCACGACAGGCCGGTATCCACGTCGGCATGCGCATCGTGCATGACGGTCGCGTTTTCAACATCACCGGCGTTGCTCCCGACTTCAGCCGGCGCCAGAGCACGGTGCTGTTCACCGAACAGTCGTCAGGCACTGCCTGAGCGACGCCAACCAGGACACCGCGATGAGTTACGAAGCACAGCTGCACGCGCTGCTGGCCCCGCTGCTGCAGGGCCGGCTGTATCCCGACGTCCCACCGGAACCGGTCATCTACCCGTGTGCCGTCTACCAGCAGATGGGTGGACAGTCCGTGTGGTTCAACGAAGGTTCCACTCCCGAACAGAAGCACGCTCGCGTGCAGCTGACCGTCTGGGCAGACAGTCGTGCCCAGGCCAACACCCTGATCCGGGAGATTGAGGATCAGGTCTGCGCAGGACTGCCGACCGCCGAGTCGTTCGGCGCTGCAATCGGCGTGCACGAGCCGGCACTGCACAAGTACGGCGCGCGGCTCGATTTCGGCCTGTGGTACGTCGACCTGTAAACCGCATCACCCGCGCAACACCCCAGCCCGGCAACCGCCGGGCTTTTTTTTCATCCAACGAGGAAATACACCATGGCACTCAAGCTTCCCAAGGGCACCCAGTTCGGTTTCGCACCGGTCGTCTCCACCGCGATCGCCACCACCGCGATCTCCAAGGCTGCGCCGGCACTGGCCAGCGTTGCCGCCAACAGCGTCGACACCGGCGATGTGGTGGTCATCGAACTGCCGGGCTGGCCGGCCCTGAACAACCGCGCCACCCGCGCCGGTGCTGAAGCCACCGGCAGCGTTGAACTGCTGGGCATCGACACCACCGACACCGTGCTGTTCCCGGGCACCAGCGGCGCCGGCGTGCTGCGCAAGGCCGGCGCCTTCGTCGACCTGGACCAGCAGGGCGACCCGACCACCGCCGGTGGCGAGCAGCAGTACTGGAGCGGCACCCTGCTGGAGGACCCGACCGGCCGCCAGGTGCAGATGCCGACTTTCAAGAACGCCAAGACCATTACCCTGCCGCTGTTCTACGACCCGAAGAAGCCGTGGTATTCGGCGCTGAAGAACGTTGATGCCAAGGGCGAACCGGTGATCCTGCGGGCAAAGCTGGTCGGGGGCGACGTGCTGTACTGGTACGGCTACCTGAGCTACAACGGCGACCCGACCATGGCCGCCAACACCCCGATGGGCACCACCGCGACCTTCACTGCGCTGGCCGATTCCATCCTGGTCGAGGGCGCCTGATGTTCCAGGTAAAGGCGCCGGAAAGCTTCAAGAGCACCCTGACCATCGTCGGTCACGGTCGCGAGCAGAAGCTCAACCTGACCTACCGGCACCTGTCGGTAGCCGACTACGCCGGCCTGCTGGAGCGGTTGGCCGAGGAGGAGCTGAGCGTGGCCCAGGCGATCCTGGACATCGTGGTGGAGTGGGATGCCGATGTGGCGCTGGATACCGCCGGCGTCGAGCTGGCCCTGCAGCAGCAAGCCGGCCTGGATGGCGCCATCATCGGTGGCTACACCCAGGCGCTGCAGGTCGCGCGCAAGGGAAACTGATCGAGGCGGTGGGGGCCCTGTACTGGCGGGCCCCCACCGAGGCCGAGCTGCAGCAGCTCGGTCTGAAGGCACGGCATTTCCCGCCACCGCAGGTCACGCTGTGGCCGGAGTGCGTACTTCCCATCGAGGTTTTCTCACGGGTTTCCACCCAGTGGCGCGTTGGCGCAGGTGGCCCGATCGGGCTGGATTACAACGTGGTCTACCGGGAACTGGAGCGCGAAGCGCTCGCACCAGACAAACGCGATGAGGTGATGGCGGGAATCCGCATCATCGAGCGTGCGGCGCTGGACCACATGCAGCAGCACTAAGCCGCCATCGACACCGGTCGATGGCTCCATCATGGCTCCGCCACTGCGCGGGGCCTTTCTTCATGTCAGGAGAATTTCATGAGCGATTCAACGCTCAGTGACTCGGCTGCCGCTGTCAAAGTCAGCGCGATCGTGGCCTCCGCCGCTCAAGCGGCAACGCAGGGTGTGAGCCAGCTCGCCAATGCTGCACAGCAGCTGCCCGTCCAGCTCACCCAGGCCACTGTACTGCACCAGGCACTGAACACTGTCATGAGCAGCAGTGTTTCCATGATGAACACACTGGTGCAGCAACTGACCGCCACGGCAATGAAAGCGGCTGCCACGCAGGCAGCGATCGAGAGCCGACAGGAAAACCCTCTGGGCACCGGTGCGCTGGGTGTCGCACCGTTTGCTTCGATCAACGTACCCGACTTCGTTGAAAAGCAGCGGAAGTACGGTAGTGGAATGCTCAACGGCGTGCCCCTGCTTCCGCCCGAGAAGAAAGAAACAACTGAGAAAGAAGACAAGAAGACGGGCTTTGCCGGTGCAGGAAAAGGCGTGGAGGCCGCCTTTGACAGCTATCTCAGCAAGGCTGAAGACACTGCGACAACGACGAAGGCGGCCTTCGACAAGGCTTTCGCCGGCGCCGAAACAGCGCTCTACAAGTTCGTGACTACAGGAAAGTCCGGCTTTCGCGAGCTCACCAAGGCCATCATCGCCGATCTCGAACGCATCGCTCTTCAGCAGGCGATCGTATGGGGGGTGAAAACCATTGCCAGCTTCTTTGGTGGCGCCAGCGCAGCGCCCAGTTCCAGCTTCGCAAGCGGCTTCGGCAACAACACCGGCTGGCTGAGCAGCGGCAACATGACGCCCAATGCGCTTGGCGGCGTCTACGCATCGCCCAGCTTGTCGGCCTATTCCGGCGGCATCTACAACACCCCGCAGCTGTTCGCCTTCGCCAAGGGTGCCGGCGTATTCGGCGAAGCGGGACCGGAAGCGATCATGCCGCTGCAGCGCGGACCGGACGGCCGCCTGGGTGTGGCCGCGCACGGTGGCGGCGGTGGCGGCGGAGTGGGTGTAAGCATCCGCATCGACAACAACGGTGGCAAGGAAGTCACCACCAACGAAAGCATGCTGCAGCAGTTCGGCAACGAGATCGGCCAGTTCGTGGAACGCAAGTACCGCGAACTGCAGAGTCGTGACCTGAAGGCAGGTGGTGTGCTCAGCAGGAGTGCCATGTAATGACCGATACCTTCACCTGGCCGGCAACCAGCCAGAGCACCGGGACCACCACCGCCGCCGTGAAGCGCGCGAAGTTCGGTGATGGCTATGCGCAGGCCGCCGCTGATGGCCTGAACGCCACCTCGCGCAGTTACCAGCTGCAGTTCGTAGGCAACCGCAGGACGATCAACGAAATCGTTGCTTTCCTGGATGGTCATGCCGGCCGCAGCTTCCTGTGGAAGGGGCCACTGGGGCAGGGGCTGTACATGTGTGACTCCTACACCGACAGCCATCTCGGTGGACAGGTCTCGACCATCACCGCCACGTTCGAGCAGACCTTCCAGGCGTAGGCATGAGCATGGATCTTCAACGGATCGACCTGGATACCATCCAGCCCAACGGAAAGCGTGGAGAGACCCAACGGCCCGCCTTCACCAAGATCAACCAGAACTTTCAGGATGTTGCGTTGGCGCTGGAGGGAATCCCCGGTGCCATCGCAGACTCTGTCTCGGGAAAGAACCGCTTGATCAACGGGAATTTCGACTTCTGGCAGCGTGGGGACAACTTCACCGCTGCTGCGGCCTACTGTGCGGACAGATTCTTTGCACAGCAGGGAGGGATGGATGGCGCAGGCATATTCAAATCACCCGTTGCTCCGGGCGATGCGAACTTCCCGAAAAGCCTGTTCACGTTGGCCGCCAATTGCAACGGGAACCACAACGCTGCCGGACACCATTTCCTGTTCGAGCAGCGTGTGGAAAGTGTGCGGACCTTTGCCGCATCAGAGAGCACGCTATCCTTCCTGGTCTACAACGCAGGCACTGCAGGGAGAAAGATCGCAGTCGAATTCCTGCAGCGCTTCGGAACAGGCGGAAGCCCCACTGTCACGGGGATACAGCCGGAAGTGTTTACGCTCGCACAGGGCCTGAACCGGATCAGCAAGACCGTCAGTCTTCCTTCCATCTACGGTAAGACGCTTGGCAGTGGCGATGATTCGGTCATCTGTGCGGTATGGCTCTCGGCAGGCAGTGACTTCAATGCGCGCACAGGAGGGCTCGGCGCGCAGGCAGGCCAGTTGTACTTCGGCGAAATGCAGTGGGAAGCCGGCGCACGCGCGACCCGCTTCGAGTGGAGATCACCGGCCCACGAGCTTGCGCTGTGTCAGCGCTACTACCAGAAGTCCTTCCCTGTTACAGAAGTTCCCAACAGCAGGAGCAGCTCCGCCGTGCACCGGAACGCAGTGGCCTTCAACAGTGGCACCTGCCGCGTTGTCGCAGAGTTCAAAGGCACGATGCGCAGCACGCCACAGCTGCAGTTCCACGCAGGCGGGGAAGGTGGTGACATCGGATCGCCGAGCTTCTGGAGGTACTACGACGCCGCTGGCGGAACATGGCGCGCGGGAACCCTGACCAATGTAGTCATGGCAACGAGCCAGGCGTTCATGGCGGACGTGGGTGGAGCAGGTTTCCTGGTAAGCGGCTCTGTTCTGCTGGCAGGCCACTACACCGCCGATGCCGAACTCTGAGTGCATTCCTACATCTGCGGGACCGGTCGGGAAGCCGTGAGACCCGCCCGTTGACGGAATGAAAGTACTCGAACTCCGATCGGCCGCCCCCGATTCACCTCGTTCAAGGAGCCACTAATGGCAAGAAAGATCATCGACCTCGATTCCGTTCAACCGAACGGAAAGCGGGGTGAAACACAGCGCCCGGCGTTCACCAAGATCAACGAGAATTTCGCCGAGGTCTACGACGCCTTGACCGATGTCGCGAAGATTCCGGAGACCGTGGGGAATGCCATCACCGAGCGCGTTCCGGGAAGGAATCTGCTTATCAATGGTGGCCTTCAGTTCTGGCAACGTCGCACGTCCGGTCGCGTTGGCCAGGGATCAGGTACGCTGGGTGCGGAGACATTCTTCGCCGACCGCTTCACGAACTCGGCGCTGGTCTGCAACCACGATGTGCAGCGTGTAGCTTACGACGGGCAGGCTGGATTTCCGGAAGATACCCGGTCGATTCTGGTCTGCACCGTATCCGAGGCCATCGCCAGAAGTGGCGCCTGGATGGGGCAGAAGATCGAGGGCGTCCGCAGTGCAAGTGGAGACATCACGATCTCGGTGTGGGCGAACTCTGATGCGCCAGGTCGCAGTGTGGGCGTGCGTGTCATCCAGGATTTCGGGACAGGTGGCTCACCCTCGCCGCAGGTGACAGTGGAAGCCGGCGTGCTCAAGCTGGAGGCGACCGCCAAGCGCCACAGCATCACGGTGAAGCTGCCGAGTACCCGGGGCAAGGTGCTTGGCAGCAATGGCAACGACCATCTCTACGTGGTGTTCGACCTGTGCGGTACCGGCCAGGGGGGCGAGCTGGTGGCGCAGAACGGATCGTTCGGCTTCACACAGTTCCAGGTCGAAGCCGGGCGCGCAGCGACGCGCTTTGAGTGGCGACCGCCGGGCGTGGAACTGGCGTTGTGCCAGCGCTACTACGAGAAGAGCTACAACCTCGACATCGTGCCCAATACCGCGCACAACGAAGGGCGCGAAGCCTTCTCGATCAACTCACCGGGAGTGGCGCACTACCAGAGTGTGCGATTCCATGCACCGAAGCGTACCCATCCTTACGTGATGATCATCTCGGCCGACAACATCCAGCAGGACGGACATATCGCGGAAGACAACATCTCCCGCGTTCCCTGCCTGGTCAACTATGCCTCGCCTTCCGGCTACGAAGTGAGCTGGACCAACAATCCAGGTCGCTGGGGCGGGTGGTGGCATTGGTGGGCCGATGCCGAGCTGTGATGGCGCGTGCCCGGGACTTACAGGACGACAGCAATGACGAGAAAAATCATCGACCTCGATTCCGTTCAACCGAACGGAATGCGGGGTGAAACCCAGCGCCCGGCGTTCACCAAGATCAACGACAACTTCGCCGAAGTGTATGGGGCGCTGGATGGCGTGACCGCGATCGGGAAGCGTGTGGATTCACTGGAAAGCGCTTTGCAGAGCGTGGTTCCAGGCAGGAACCGCCTGATCAACGGCAACTTCGATTTCTGGCAGCGGGGCACCACCGGCACCACCCAGGGGGGAGAGATCTATGTAGCCGATCGCTGGACCGTGGCAGCGCTGGGCTGCACGCATACCGTCAATCGCGGCGGCAATCTGCCAGCTGGCGGTGCCGCTCCGGAATCGCGCCGTTTCCTCAACAGCGTTGTCTCCAAGACCAGTGCAGGTAGCAGCGCCTACGTCGCACAGAAGGTCGAGAGCGCGGCGACGCTGTCCGACGGCGACGTGACGGTTTCCGGCTTCGCCTATGGCCCGCCAGGAAAACGCATCGGCGTTCGTCTCATCCAGCACTTTGGCACCGGTGGTTCGCCGTCCGCCGCAGTCAGCGTGGAGCTGGGAACCGTAGCGGTCACCGCCACGTCCTGGACCTATTTCCAGCTCAGTGCGCGACTGCCATCGGTGAAGGGGAAGACGCTGGGCAGCAATGCCGACAGCGATTTCCTGTGGCTGGTGGTGGATCTGTGCGCGGATGCCTATGGCGGTGTCATCTCCGGGCAGAACGGAGAGTTCGGTATTGCGATGATGCAGCTGGAGCGCGGCAACCGGGCAACGGCATTCGACCTGCGCCCGCTGGCCCACGAGCTGCAGCTGTGCCAGCGCTACTACGAAAAGTCCTATGACAATGACGTCGTTCCTGGAACTCCGACCAACAGCGGTCGTTACAGTTGGGGCAACTCGGCTGCGAGCGGCGCAACCAGCTACCTGTCGGTGCCATTCAAGACGTGCAAGCGAGTGACGCCGGTGATTGTCGTCAGGCCCAACAACAATGTGGTCGAGCCCGGATATGTCAATCAGGACGACAGCAGCCGAACGCCCGCATCGGTTCCCACGATCGCGACGAACGTCTTCGAAGTGGCCTGGGGCAATTCTCCCGGGCGTTGGGGTGGCTGGTTCCACTGGACGGCGGATGCAGAGATTTACTGAGTATCAGGTATGGCGTTCCGCCGTCTTTTTCAGGCGTGGCAACGACCTGTCCCTGGGCTTTGCTGATTCGGAATGGAAGGCTAAATGAGCAGAAAGATAATCGACCTCGATACCGTTCAGGCGAACGGTAAGCGGGGTGAAACACAGCGCCCGGCATTCACCAAGATCAACGACAACTTCGCCGAAGTGTATGGCGGGTTGGATGCCGTGCAGACTGCGGTGGATGGGTTGGATGGCCGAATGACTGGCCGCAACTGCCTGATCAACGGCGACTTCCGCCTTTGGCAGCGTGGTGCAGTGTTTCCTGCATCCGTGGGCACTCGCTACATCGCTGACCGCTGGCAAGCCAATGCCACCGGCACCAAGCTGGCCGTCACACGCGAGGATGTGCCTGCAGGCGGCGGCCAGGGAGGGCGCCTGCTGGCCGGATCACGCCACCTGCTCCGGCTGGATGTGCAGAGCGTGGCCAGTGCCGGCAATATGGCACTGGTCCAACAGCGTATCGAGGACGTCCGGACCCTGGCCGGGCGCACTGTGACCATCAGCTTCAAGGCACGCGCCTCGGTGGATGACTTCCGCATCGGGGTGGAGCTGCAGCAGTCTTACGGAACGGGCGGGTCCACCGCGCGCGACAGCATCGGCGCCTCGGTCGTACTCGATACCCTGTGGCGATGGCACCAGGTCACCGTGGATGTTCCCGGCCTTGCCGGCAGGACGCTGGGCCCGGACAGCTACCTGCAACTGAGCTTCTGGCTGGATGCCGGTGCCGATTTCGGCGGGCGGGCGTTCGCCGCCGGGCAGAAGAGCGGCAGCGTGCAACTGGCCGAAGTGCAGATCGAAGAAGGCGACACCGCCACCGACTTCGATCGCCGGCCTGAAGCACTGGAGCTGTTGCTGTGCCAGCGCTACTACGAGACGTTGGATGTGAACCGGATCCTGGGCATCACCTACACCGCCAACGGTGACACGCGCGCGTGCATTCCGTTCAAGGTACGCAAGCGCGTGGCGCCCAGGGTCACCTCGCCCTCTGCCGCGCTCAACCTGGTCGGCTTCGGCTCCGAAGGTAGCCTCATCAACTTCAACGGTGGCGATCCGGGCTGGCAGTCCACCGTGGACGCGGCCGTGCTGTCCACGATGTCCAACAACATGCAGCAGTGGGGTGCGGTGGTGGTGTGGTCGACCACCTCACAGGTGCTGGTGCAGGCCGATGCGGAGCTCTGAGCCATGACAATCACGCCTCCGCAGGCGTCAAAGCACGCCTGCTTCACGACCACTACGTCGCTGCGCCCGGGCCACCACGTCATCGTACCGCGCGGCCAGGAGCGGTATCCCGTACCACCCCCTCTTCCCATTGCCGCACAGGAGCACACCCCATGATCACCGCCGATGCCCAGCAGCTTGAGCCGGGTGGCCGCATCACCGTCTACGAGCTCGACGCCAGCAGTTTCGGCGCCGACAAGCTGTTCTTCCACGCACACCTGCAGAGCGGCCTCGTCTGGTGGCAGGGCCAGGAATATGGCCCCTGGCCGATCGAGGCCAGCGGCTTCGAACGTACCAGCGACCAGCCACCGAATCCGCGCCTGCGCGTGAGCAACATCGATGGCCGCATCACCGCCATGTGCCTGTTGTTCGACGACCTGGTCGGGGCCCGCATCATCCGCCGGCAGACGCTGGCCAAGTACCTGGATGCCGCCAACTTCGAGGAAGGCAATCCCAGCGCGGATCCTGCCGAGCATTTCCCCGACGAAGTCTGGTTCATCGAGCGCAAGATCGGCGAAGACAAGCAGATGGTCGAGTTCGAGCTGACCACCGCGATCGATCTCAATGGCCAGCAGTTGCCGGGCAGGCAGATCATCGCCGGCATGTGTGGCTGGCTGGTGCGTGGCGGCTATCGCGGCGCGTACTGCGGCTACAACGGTCCGGCGGTGGCCGACAGCGACGACGTCGCTACCGACGACCCGGCACGTGATCAATGCGGTGGCCGGGTACGCAGCTGCAAGCTGCGCTTCGGCCAGGACAAGCCGCTGCCCTATGGCGGCTTCCCCGCCGCGGGTCTGTTGCGCTCCTGATCGATCCCTTCCCGATTCCACTTTCCAGGCCCGCCCGCGCGGGCCTTTTTCATGGGTGAAACATGCAACCGACAACCCTGCAGGCCATCCAGGCGCACGCCGTGGCCGAGTACCCGCGCGAATGCTGCGGGCTGATCGTGGCCGTTGAAGGCCACGAACGCTATCTTCCTTGCCGCAACGTGGCCGCCATGCCCAGCGAGCATTTCCGTCTGCCGGCCGAGGACTATGCCGTGGCCGAGGACAAGGGCGAGGTGCTGGCCCTGGTGCACAGCCACCCCGATGCCGCCGCGACGCCGTCCGACGCCGATCGGGTCATGTGCGAGCGCAGCGGGCTGACCTGGCACATCGTCAGCGTCGGCCAGGTAACCGGCGAGCCACCGCTGTGCGGTGATCTGCAGACCCTGCATCCCTCTGGCTACATGGCACCGTTGGTCGGTCGTCAGTTCGCCCATGGTGTGCTGGACTGCTACAGCCTGGTCCGCGATTTCCACGCACGCGAACTGGGCATCCGGCTGTCCGAGTACGAACGCCAGGATGACTGGTGGAGCCATGGCCAGGACCTGTACAGCCTTGAACGGCTGCACGCCGAGGGCTTCGACCTGATCGAGGGCGAACCGCAGCGGGGCGACATGATCCTGATGCAGATCCGCTCGCCGGTTACCAACCACGCAGGCATCTACCTCGGCGACGGGCAGATGCTGCATCACCTGCATGGCCGCCTGTCCGAGACCGTGCCCTACGGCGGCATGTGGGCCGAGCGCACCCGTTGCATCGTCCGCCATCGCGAGGTGCGCCATGACTGACCGTCTTCGTACGATCCGCCTGTACGGCAAGCTGGGTGCCCGCTTCGGGCGCAGGTTCCGGCTGGCGGTGAACAGCCCGGCCGAGGCCGTGCATGCGCTATGCACGATGCTGCCGGGGTTCCAGCAGTACCTGATGGGTGCCAAAGCCAAGGGCATGGAATTTGCCGTGTTCAATGGCCGGCAGAACCTGTCGCGGGATCAGCTGCACGATCCGCCAGGGCAGGATGACATCCGCATCGCGCCGGTGATGGTGGGTAGCAAGCGAGGAGGCGTGCTGCAGACGATCATGGGCGTTGTACTGATTGTCATCGGAGCGGTCATGAATGCGTACGCACCAGGGAGTGGCGCGGGAGTCATGACGTCGGGCATTGGCATGGTCGCTGGCGGGGTCGTGCAGATGCTCTCCCCCCAGCCAAAAGGCCTGGGCGCCAAAGACACACCCGAAAACGCGCCCAGCTACAGCATGAACGGCACCGTCAACACGCAGGCGCAGGGCAACCCCGTACCGGTCGCTTATGGCGGCCATGACAGCAAGGGCATGTTCATCGGCTCGGCCGTGATCAGCGGCGGCATCCTGGCGGAGGACCAGTTTTGAACCAGATCACTCATTCCACGCCGCGCACGCGCGGTGCAGCCGCGCCCGTACTGGTGGGCGCCAAGAAGGGCGCGAGCAACGCCCGAACCCCGGTCGAAACCGCCGACAGCCTGCACTCGATGGCGGTGGCCCGCATCATCGACCTCGCCAGCGAAGGCGAGATCCGCGGCCTGGTCGCCGGCAAGCAGTCGATCTACCTGGACCAGGTGCCGATCGAGAATCCGGACGGCACGCTGAACTTCTCCGGCGTGGACGTGCAGACGCGTTCCGGCACCCAGGACCAGGAGCACATCAGCGGCTTCCCGTCCATCGAGAACGAAGTCGGTGTCAATGTCGAGCTGCGCAGCGATGCGCCGGTGGTACGCACCGTATCCGGTGCCGACCTGTCGGCCGTCCGTATCCGCTTCGCGGTGCCGGCGTTGCAGAAAACCAACACCGAGAACGGTGACACCGAAGGCTACCGGATCATGTATGCGGTGGATCTTTCCACCGATGGTGGCCCGTTCAGCACGGTGCTGACCGATGCCTTCAGTGGCAAGACCACCAGCCAGTACGAGCGCAGCCGCCGCATCGATCTGCCTGCCGGCAGCCAGTGGCAGGTGCGCATCCGCCGGCTGACCGCCAACGCCAACAGCAGCACCATCGCCGATACCATCAACGTGCTGTCGATGACCGAGATCATCGATGCCAAGCTGCGCTATCCGAACTGTGCGCTGGCGGCGGTGCAGGTCGACGCCAGCCAATTCCAGAACATCCCCACCCGGTCCTACCAGCTGTGGGGGCGCATCGTGCGCATCCCCTCCAACTACGATCCGCTCAGCCGTCTCTACAGCGGCGTGTGGGACGGTACCTTCAAGAGCGGGTGGACCAACAACCCGGCCTGGGTGTTCTTCGACATCGTCACCAACGATCGCTTCGGCCTGGGTCATCGTGTTCCGCTGGACTGGGTGGACAAGTGGCGGCTGTACCAGATCGCGCGCTACTGCGATGAACTGGTCAGCGATGGCCAGGGCGGCAAGGAGCCGCGCTTCACCTGCAGCCTGTATCTGCAGACCCGCGCCGAGGCCTATCGCGTGCTGCAGGACATCGCCACCATGTTCCGCGGCATCAGCTTCTATGCGGCGGGGCAGGTGATGGCCTCGGCCGACATGCCCAAGGACCCGGTGCTGACCTACAGCCAGGCCAACGTCATCGAAGGCCGCTTCCACTATGCCGGCAGCAGCCGCACGGCGCGGCACACGGTGGCCCTGGTGTCGTGGATCGATCCGGATGACTTCGGCCGGCAGAAGGTCGAAGTGGTACAGCACCTGCCCGGCGTGGCCCGCTACGGCATCAACCAGACCGAAGTGACGGCGGTGGGCTGCCACTCGCGTTCGCAGGCGCAGCGCGTGGGCAACCACATTCTGCATACCGAGATGCTGGAAACGGAAACCATCAGCTTCTCGGTGGGCCTGGACGCGCTGGGCTGCATGCCTGGTGACGTGATCCAGGTGGCCGACCCGAACCGCGCCGGCCGCCGCAATGCGGGACGCATCCGCAGTGCGGGTACGCGCAGCCTGGTGCTGGATCGCGTGCCGGAACAGGTCGCTGCCGGTGACACCCTGCGCGCCACCCTGCCCAGCGGGCAGACCGAAGCACGCACGGTGCAGTCGGTGGACGGCGAGACAGTCACGGTCACCGCGCCGTGGTCGGCGGTGCCGGTGGCGCAGTCGGTCTGGGCGCTGGAATCGCCTGAGCTGGCCCTGCAGCACTATCGCGTGCTGTCGGTCAGCGAAGGCGAGGATCTGACCTATCAGATCACCGCGCTCAAGCACGTGCCGGGCAAGTACGCCGCCATCGACGACGGCACGCGCCTGGAGCAGCCGCCGATCAGCATCATTCCGCCCAGCGTGCAGCCGGCACCGGCCAACGTGCGGATGGCCTCGCATGTGGTGGTGGACCAGGGCATCGCCACCTCCGTGCTCACCATCGAGTGGGATGCCGCAGACAAGGCGATCGGCTATGACGTGGAATGGCGCCGTGGTGATCTCAACTGGGTCCGCGCCGGTCGCGTCGGGACGCAGAGCCTGGAGGTGCGGGGCGTTTACGCGGGCGAGTATCTGGCCCGGGTACGCGCGGTCAATGCGCTGGGCGCGGTATCGCAGCCGACGCTCAGTGTGCTCACCACCATTGAAGGCAAGACGACGCCGCCGCCGGCATTGACCTCGCTGACCGCGCGCAGCCGCGTGTTCGGCATCGAGCTGGCCTGGCAGTTCCCGGCAGGCGCCACGGATACCGAGCGCACGGAGCTCTGGTACAGCACCAGCCCGGATCGCTCGGCCGCCATCAAGCTCGGCGACTTCGCCTATCCACAGTCGCGGCACCAGATGAATGGTCTCGCAGCTGGCGCACGCTTCTGGTTCTGGGGGCGCCTGGTTGATCGCAGCGGCAACGTGGGTCCGTGGCATCCGGTGGAGGCGGGTGTTCTGGGCGAGTCCAGCAGCAACCCATCGGACTACGATGCCTATTTCGCCGGCCGCATCAACGAAAGCGCGCTGGGCCAACAGCTGAAGGGCAAGATCGAGCGCGTCACCGAAGTGCTGCCGCTGGTCTGGGATGCCGCGGCAACCTACACCCCGGGCCAGACCGTCATCCACGATGGCCGGATCTGGAGCTGGCAGGGCACTGCCGCAGGCAATGAAACGCCGCCGGGCAGCCACTGGAAGAACATCGGCGACGCCGTCGCCGAGGCGGGCGCCATCGTCGGCCGTGTTGATCAGCTGGAACTGGACGTTACCGACGTCGATGGCAAGGTGGCCGCGCAGGGGCAGAAGGTCGATGGCCTGTTCGCGCAGGTCAGCGACCACACCGCCGGTGAGGAGGACTACAACGTCGGCGAGAACGACGTCAGCGCCGGTGCCATCACCGTCTACAGCGTGATGGCCGAGAAGGACGCGGCACTGGCCAGGCGTGTGGACACGGTCGAAGCCTCCATCGAGGGTGTTCCAGGCAAGATCGAAGGGGTCAGTGCCGCGGTCCAGCAGGTCTCGCAGGCCGTGGTGAACCTGGATGGCAAGGTCAGCGCAACCTATACGGTCAAGGCGCAGATCAGCAGTGCCGGGCAGATCTACATGGCCGGCATGGGTCTGGGCGTGGAGCAGCAGCCGGATGGCAGCTACCAGAGCCAGATCCTGATGCAGGCCGATCGCTTCGCGCTGTTCAACACCAACAGTGGCCAAGTCAGCGCGCCCTTCGTGGTGCAGGGCGGGCAGACCTTCATCAGCCAGGCACTGATCGGCAACGGCTGGATCCAGAACGCGATGATCGGCGATGTGATCCAGTCCAACGCGGTCGGTGCCGGCGGGCAGCCTCGCTGGAGGCTCGACAAGAACGGCACGCTGACGATGAACGGCCCCGAGAACGGCGGCCGCCTGACCATCAATGACAGTGTCATCCACGTTTACGACAGCAACGGCCGCGTCCGCGTCCGCATGGGGATCTGGTAATGGCAACCGGTATGCAGATATTCGGCCCGGACGGGCAGATGTGGTTCGACACCAATGATCGTGCCGGCAAGGTGATGGGTGAGATGCACGTCAGCACCCGAGACAGCATCTATGTGGGCATGGCGGGCATGGGGCAGCCATTCGCGATCCTGCCAAGCACCTTATGGGACAGCTGGCAGGACATGAATGGGAACCAGTTCTCCGCGCCAAACATGGCATCCATGTCCTTCAACAAACCAGGCGCCGCCGAAGGCGACTACCTCACACTCAACTTCACGTTCATGACGACGACCAACCCCAACGCCTATGTCTTCTACGGGAGTTTCTGATGACCGTCGGCCTTGAAGTCACCAACGACAGCGGTATCCCCGTTCTGGTCAACGCACGCGCCCTTGCCTTCTTCGCGGCAGGCAAGGGGGTGGAGACCATCGGTAGCAACACTTCGCCGTTGGGCCAGAACGGTTCGGTCGGCCTGCCGGCGCAGAGCGTGCCCTACCTGGTGTTCATCCGCTGCAATGGCGGCTCCACGCGGATCTCCACCGGCACTGCAGGTTTCAGCTGGAACATGGCCCAGGGCACCACCAGTTTTGAATGGTGGGCATGGGGACATGCGGTTCCCAGCAACAACACCGGCATGCAGGTCTACAACGCCGACGGTTCGCTGCAGTGGGACATGAGCAGCCGTCCACTGCGCATGGCGGGCCTGGTCGATAAGACCGGTGCCCGGCCACCACTCCCCAGCGAGATGTCCAACGAGAACATCCTCACCGGTGACCTGATCAACGGCCCAGGCGAAAATCTTGCCTACCTGCTGTCAGACATCGGTCTCTGCCACGATGTCTACGCGATGCCCAGCGGCAACCCCACCATCCGTACCAACATGCGCTATGCGGCAGCCATCAGTACGCCGAATGCATCGCAGATGCGTGTCAACTTCACCCGGCAAGCTGCCAATCGCCAGCGTTCCCTCAGTGGAGCGTCCTACCAGACGTTCGCTTCGCGCCTGCCAAGCTTCGTCCTTGCGGCTTACACCTACTGA